GCACCCCGAGAGCGGTTGCGGTCATTACCCGGTTTTGTCCAAACCAAGGGTTTTTGTCCTGCCACTCCATTACCCTATCGTCAGGGCGAGGTACCTGCGGCTGAGCCTGTGGTACATACTGAGTCTGTTGTGGCGGTTGTACACCACCAAAATCGTCCTGTAAAGCCTTTTTTACTTTACCTTTCTTAACCCCTTCCAACTCCAGTTGGAACCGAGTCATTTCTTCCTGAGCTTCTGCCATTGCTTCGGAATCGCCGGCTTCATAAGCATCCTTGAAAGCCTTCTTAGCCGCCTTGAGTTTAATCTTGGCGGTTTCTTTTAAACCTTCCTGATACTCATCAGCCTTACTATTAACCAGCTCTTTAATACGCTGGTTCTCGGCGTATAGACGTTGCGCGGCTTCAAGTGCAGCCTGCTGTTCGCGCTCAGCTGCTTCACGAGCTCGACGCTCGTCATTCCACACCCGCTTCATGCGGATGAGCTTGTCCTTGGCGTCCTTGCTGTACTTGTCGAGGTCATCGACCTCAACTTCCAGCTTCTTTACCTTATCGGGATCAGGCGGGGTTCGACCTCGGTCTTCCTCCGGGGTATCGTCCTCAATCTCGATTTCAAAATCATTACCTTCGAGCTTCTCATCCTGCTCGTCGGGGAACTTAAATTCAGCGTTAGCCATGTCCGCCTCCGTTAAAACTTACGCTTAATACCGCGAGGATCTTGTACAACTGCCTCGACGCTATCGTCGTTGATAATCCTAAATTCCCGGTCGTGGATAACCAGCCGAGTCCCTGCATTCGGACGCACCAGAATGAAATCACCGACATTACACCAAGGCCCCGTAGGGAACCGTGACTCGTCTTTATAGCAATCCGGCCCCATAGCGACGACAAACAATACTGTCGTCAACAACTCATCCGTACGCATCGTTTCGTCCGCTTTCAAGAGTCCACTGTCGAACTCCTTTTCCGCTTCCGGGATCGCGCACAAGATGCGATAACCCTTGGGTTCCGGCAGCTGTCGCGCCTTCTCCTCTGCAGAGTTATTAAGTACCGCCCCCAAGTCCACCGCCTTACTTAAATCAAGCTTAGTCATTGTCCGACTGCTCCAGTTGTCGTTTGAGGTCTTCAATTACAAAACACGCGGCTTGGAGACCCCGAATCTGCCCGCATGTATACCGATACTCGTCGTAAGAAGTCACCCCGCCGGAGGACAGAGCCTCCGACAGGATCTCCATTCTTTCCCTGTATTCCTTAAGAAGATACTCACTAAGGTCCATACCTTACCCCTCACTCCTAGGTTTCTTCGCTTGTTTCTTAGCCTGCAGCTTCGCCTGCTGCATAGCCTGTTCAGCCGCCATCTCCGCCATGTCCTTCTGATGCGTGTGGTCCATCGCCTTGTGCGTCGTATCTCGACGCAGTCCATCCTCGTGTTTGAGGACCTCCAGCGCGTTGTCCTTGTTCTGCTGGAGGTGCTCGTTGTGAATGCTGGTCATGTGTTTGAACGCATCGATCGTAATGTCGGCTTTCTTTTCTTTAAGCTTCTGCTTACGATCCGCTGCATCCTTCACTGCTTCCAGTTCAAGCTGCTTACCTTTCAACACCAGATCACCGGCCTTCAATTGCAAGTTCGCCTGTTCAGCCTGCGCTCTACGTGCGGCTTCCTGCTGCCTGAGCTGAATATCCGCTTGATCCTTCTGAGCCTTAGCCTGCTGAGCCTGCGCCTTAATCTGCAGCTCCTGCTGCTGGAGCTGGAACATCGGATCTTGCTGCTGTTGTTGAGCCTGCTGCTGTGCAGCCTGCGCCTGATTCTGCTGGAGAAGCTGTTGTGCAGCCTGAGCGAGAAGAGGAGCCAGACGTGCTTCAACCTGCGGGTCCATGTGGATGTCTTCACCGGACTCGTCCTTCTGCGGCGGGAGGCTAAACCCAAGCTGCTTCTCGATCTCTACCCGGTATGCAAACCCTAGGTGCTCGTTGATATGCGCCATAGCCGCGGCTTGAATCGCCGGAGCCATCGGATTGTTCTGAAGGAGCTGTGCGATCTTGGGGTCCTGCATCGCGCTCATGTGTACCGCTATGTGCGCCTGATGGTCTTGATATGCGAAAGCCTTGACCGGCTTCGACATAAGGACGGCTTGATTCTCCGAAACGGGGTCCATTGGTTTCTGGTCTTCTTCCATCGGGACAAGCTTCTGAGCGTTCTTGATGCCCAGAACGTCGAGCATCTGCCGATAAAGAAGCGGCATGTTAAAGAGCTGAGGCGAGCCTTGGGCGAGCTGAAAGACCGCTTGATATTGGACAATTTTCTGCGCCATGGTGGACGCATTAGGGTCCGACACCGGGATAACATCGACATTAGAATAGTCCGACTTCCTCGCCTTGCGAGAGCCTTCATCCGGATCATAGTTGTAGTCCTCTGGGGCGTACTCCGCGATGATGTGCTTGAGGAGCTTGAGCTCCTGCTTCAACGAGAAGTGGATGCGGGCCTGAATAGCCGACATCGTCTTGAGCGTTCTCTCAAGAATAGCCAGCGTGGTACCCACGGGTGCCTGAGCCGACATATCGGAGAGGTTGAGATCTGCTGTGTTAGCGAACCTTCTGCCCTCCTCCACGATCTTATCCATGAGTCCGGCGAGGACCTGAGACGGCTCCTTATATGGCAGCGGCATGATGTTGTCGCGCATCGTACCGGACGGCACGTCCACGTCCTTAAACTCACCGGGAGCAATCGGAGAGTCATCACCCTTGATACGGAGCCCACGGGTCTTGAACCCACCCGGCAGATTAGACAGGGTGCCAGCGTCCACCAACTGACGGATAATTGAAGTGCCGCTCTTAGCGTATGCACCGATGAGGTGGATCAGACCGAAGTAGTAGAAGCCAAATCCGGGGATGTAGCCGTAATGAACAAAGTGCTGACGCTTCTGGTATGTGTCGTCGTCGGGCTCCCAATTCCTGCGGATAGCCAGTACTTTACTGGTCCCATGCTCGATTGTAACGACGTAAGGCAGTGCGATGCCGGTCTCCTCGTCATCTTCACCTTTATGTTCGAACCCCTTGAGGTCAAGGTCAACGTGGATTTCAAGGACTTTAAACCGGTCATCCGTTGTGGCCCGGAACCCCAACTTCTCAGCGATAGTCTTCTCAACCTCGTCAAGTGTTCCGACGGGGTCCCCTAAGTCAACGTCCAGATAGAACCCATCCACCTGCAGCTTACGCAGCTCGTTCTCTGTCTTACGCATCACGTGCGTAATTCGCGGTGAGGATTGAAGATCCGAGGCTCCGTACGGCACAACAACATCTTCTGCTGGTACGTACATAGCCACCTGCCGGTTGAGGCTAGGATCGAAATACACCTTCTTGAACGCATTACCCGAGAGGCCCAGACCCCAGAGCATGCGCTCGGTCTCAGGCCGGTACTCCGGCATCTCCTCCGTGAGCTGATAGTTCATGTCATCCTGAACCCGCTCTGCGGACTTCTTTTTGTCGGGGGTCTCCTTACCTATAATAAGAGTCTTCACCGGTCCTTGAGCCGGGAAGATAGACATCATGGTCTCGGCTTGGAACTTTACGAGGGCTTCGGCCAGCAGTGGGTGATATACACCACATGCACCTTCCCATGGTTCAGCTCGCTCCTCGATCTTCAATCCAAGAAGTTCTAGCCCGTCTACGTAAGTCTGTATCCAGTCTTTCCTCGACCCAACGTCTGCCTCGTAGTCCCCCACGAGATCACCCGCCAGCTCAACGAGATCTCTCTCGTCCATCTGTTCCGCTAGGTTAGCGTTGAACTCGTCATCCTGTTCAGAGTCAGGATCAATGATGACCTCAAGGTCACCCATACCGATAGTTACGGATTCTGGGTCTTCGATCTCAATCTCGATCGAATCTTCGTTCTGGGACGCTTGGGCAATACCAAGGGGAGCTTGGTACAGTGCTTTATCTATAGCCATGGGGACCTCAAATTAGTAGTAAGCTCGCTTACGGGCTTTAAAGAACCTAATATCCTCTGGCTCGTCGCTAGGTAAGCGAACAAAGCCTCCGTTACGGAATCGCATCAGGGCCATCGTTGTCGTGTCCACGTGGTCGTCGTGAGACATGAAGGGAAAACCTGCAATCTCTTCAACCACTTCCTCAGCCCAGCGAGTTTCAGGCACCCATACTAACCCGGAACGAATAATATCTGCTACGGAGTTAAGACGAGCGGTCTTGTCCCCCGACCCCCTATGCGGCGTGTACTCCTGC